CTGGGAAGTAGTTCTCGCGAATTACTGCGAGCTTATTATTAAACTCACCCTCTGTGGTGAACTCCACGCCCTCTGCGAGCGATTTCATTTTGCCGATTTGTACTTCGGTTAGACCTTCACAAATCTTGCGAATTGCTTCATCTTTCTTAGCAGCATTTAGTTCTTCAACTAGAACAGCCTTCTCAGCAGCAGCAGCTGCCATTGCTTCTTCTAGTCCAACAACCTTCGTTGCTAATTCTTCAGCAACATCGACCTTCTCTTCTGGGATTTCGATGTAATGCTCAGTGAATAGGTTCTTCAAGCCATTGATAAAGTCTTCAACGATTTCTGCGCGTAGACCTGTTTCGATAGCGACTTGATTTTCCTTGACCCACTCTTCAACTGCGTAGTTAAGATATTCATCAACTTGTGATGCCATCTCTTCCTTGATTGCTTCAATTGCTTCAACGAGAATAGCGTCGTTTTCAGATAGAACATCTTCAACGATTGCTTCAACACGTGATTGAACAGCAGCTTCGAAGATTGTTGTTGCTTTAGTACGGAATTCTTCAGAAAGTGATTCGCCATTGAATAGCGCATCAACGTCTTCCTTCATAGAACCCTTATGCTTGGCAACGAGACCCTTCTTCATGTTTTCTTTAACTTCGGTCTCATCTTCGTCATTTTCTTCTTCGTCTTCATCTTTTTCTTCTTCGTCGTCGCCTTTTGCTTCAGCAAGAGCAGCGTCGAGTTCTAGTTCTTCTTCAGAAATAACTTCTTCGTCAGAAGCCTCTGTTTCTTCGCCAAGATCTGGCTCAAGGCTGCCAACAGCTGGCTTTGCGATGCCTACAGACTTAACTGAATTCATTTTCTTATCGCCTTCAGCAGATACTTGACCTGGCTTTGGCGCTTCCTTAACGGCAGCAGCAGCCTTCTTACCAAGTTCGTCGCCTTCTGGCTTTTCGTTTGTTGCGCCGCCGAGATCATCTTCTTGGGCTGGGAGCTTTAGCATAGGCTCTTTACCAGCATTCATAGATGCTTTTAGAATTTCAGCAGCAGATTCTGATAGTGACTTTGTCATTTGGTTTTAACTCCTAAAGAAGTAATATTATTTATAAAATTTAAAGTTTTGACACAAAATTCTCAAAGATTTTCAATGAGATTTCGTCAATTTGTTTTTGCTTTGCATTCTTAATTTGGTTATAATATGCATTAACGTCAAGTTCTTTGACCATGCCATTATCCCAAACCCACTCTTTACCTTCCATAATACCTTGAACGAAAGCACCTGGTGCGGATGGATCCGCTACAATATCTGCCGCTGTGGCTAGATAGAAATCATCTTGAACCACGTTAACACCATTCACTTCTTTAAGTGAACCCATGCCACGTGACGAGACTCCAAGAGTAGCACCGCCTTCTAGCAAAGACTTTGCAATTTTACCCATTGGTGTTTCAAGAATTTTGGCTTTACCAACCCAAGTCGAACCTTCTTGACGTAGGTTAGTAATAAGATGTGATACGCGATCTAGATTGATCGATGGTGAGTCTGGATGACCCAACTCACCGAATGCGCGATTCTTAGAAACGTATTCGGTCATATAACGCGCAACTTCTTTCTTCATAGTTTCTTCTTTATAAAGACGACCGTTACGATTCTTTTGTTCTGCAACAAGGAACGGTCCTTCGATGTATAATGACTTGACGCCATTTTTTTCTTCGGTAAGAACCTTAACTGCTTCGATTGTTTCTGTAATTAATTTCATTTTTATAGCCCTAGTGACTGTCTTCTTCTTAATGAACGTTTACGACGAATCATCGCACGTGCCATTTTTGCTCTACGTTTCACTTTTCCTTTGCGTTGAGCAATACGACGACGCAAACGTTCAGCGGAAGACATACGTGTCAACTTACCGCCACGAATAGTATAACCTTTAACTGCTGAAACCACTTTACGACGCTGAACTTTACCACCACGAACACGTGCCTTGATAAGTTTCTTGCGCCCCATGCGTTGAACATTGGCTTCAGTGATAATTTCTCTTACAACTTCTGATATAATGCTCATTTTGCACCAATCTTATATGTAACTTTACTTAATGCAAAATCTGCTGCTTTTTGAAAGCTCTTTGGCTCACTCAACATAGCAGCAAATTTTTGTTTATTTTGATCATTAAGAGCACCATGAACCATATGAAGTGCCTTTGCTACGCCGTGAGCAACTGGCATTTTAGTGCCATCAGCAAATTTAAAATGTTTTGTTAATGATTTTGGATTTTCTTCAGAAGCAAATTTTGATACTTGATCTAGGCTTTCCATCACATCATCAGTTTCAACTTCTTCTGCAGCAAGACCAGGGATTACTGTTGCTGGATTTGTTGTATTAGATGGACGATATGGAATTGTAAATGTTAACCCAAGTTTATCGTTAGTATACAAGGCAACTCTTCTTCCGTCTGGGAAGATACGAATACCTTGACGACGAAGAACCAACATTGGTGGTGGTTGCACTTCATCTTGTAATGCTTCGCAAATTTGATCTTTATCAGTAATCTCGAAACTGTTTTGAAGATTGCGGCGAACTGCTTGAAATGATTGCATAGAACCTAATGCAGCTTGAGACAATGAATCATTGTATTTCATCAATGCATCGCGTTGAGTTTTAGGAAGTTTTGCAACATCACCAACTTGTGCGTGCTTGCGCATCGCCATCTTAAGAGTTGGCAATTCGCTTGCTTTCATCATCCCAGCGCGCACTAGCGCATTGAGTTGCTGATTATTCTGTTGCGGAGTCGTCGCTTCCGTCAACTTCGACTTCAGTTGTTTCAACTTCATTCGTTTCTACTTCTGGTGTGATTAATGTTGATGCTAATTCTACTTTCTTTACTTCCAACGCATCAGTGACTTTGTTAGCAATTGCAGCATGAAATGCGTTAACAAATGCTTCTTTATCCTGATTCATTGCAGCATTAACGAGATCGACAGTTTCCATAATATTACTCCAAATTATTTAGTAATTTCATTTTGAAATGCTTGGTCAACTGTACTTGATGGTTCAGCGACTGTTGCTGGTGCTGGATTTTCAGATTGCTCTTCAGCAATCTCTGATTCCATACGCTCAATACCTTCTTCATCAAAGTGAAGAACGTGTTTCTTGACCCATGCCTTAGAATAATATGTTCCAACATATGGGTCAATTTGTGCCATAAGTTGTAAGCGAGCAGCCATAAGTTCTGCTTCTTTAAGTTCTGTAAAATTGTTATCTTTAAGGAAATCGTAGTGAATTTTTTCTTTTAAAATTTCCCACTCATCAACAGAACAAATACCCTTTAATGACAGTTGACGCTTCATCAACTCATCAAATAGAAGTGTAAATCTGTTGCGCAAACGATCAACAAATTTGCTAAATTTTAATTCGTCTCTGGTAATTTCTGTTGAGCGACCAAGAGAAAAACCAGTTTGCGGTTCTAAACGAGAAACGGGAACGTTCAATGACTTGTATAGTTTGTTTTCAAAGTAACGAACGTCAGACAATTCGCCAAGATTTTGACCAGCAGGTAGCGTGGTAATCTCAGTTGCCTTACCTTCACCACGACGTGGGATCCAGAAATCTTCCATCATTGACATAAATTTACGATCGTCTTTAACCTCACCAGTTGAAGAATCGTAAACAACCTTGTTTCTAAACTTGGTCATAATATCACGAAGATATTGTTCTGCTTTAATCTTCGGCATGTTACCAACGTCAATGTAGAATACACGACGTTCAGGTGCACGCGATAAACGGTAGATAACAACAGCATCTTCAACCATGCGCAACTGGTTAAGCGGTTTAATGGATTTATGGATGTATGATAAAACCATTTGACGTTTTGCGTCTAACAAACCAGAGTTAACATTTACGATTGCGTCGGGAGCAATTTTAACAGCGGTGTCATTGACCTGCGTTACAAGAGACTGACCTTGAACCGTTGCCTTTTCGTTGAAGATATAGAATTCTTGGAACCCATCAACAACCTCAATTTTGGTTCTTGGGTCTTTCTTTTTAATTACGGTACGAACTTTCTTGATCTTTCTTGGATCAATATAAACTAATTCTTGAATACCTAGTCTTGGTTGCTTTTCGTCAATCAAAACCTGATAGAATAATCTTCCGTCGATATACCATCCGCGGAAAATATCGGAACCCATATTTGAGAAGTCTAATAGGCGAAGAACATTTTGGAATTCATCGCGAATCATTTCTTTAACATTTTCTGGTTGCTCTAGATCGTCAACCATAATTGAAACTGATTTACCTGCTACGTCGTGAACGATTGCTTCGTTCACGATTTCGTCAATAGCTGATTCTAGTTCAGGTTGCATCGACATTTCGCGATAACGAGTAACTAGATCATTTTCGTTTTTAAAACTTGCTTCAAGATCGAGATATGTCCCGAAATAGCCGCCAGCAGTTACAGTGATTGCACCATCGTCGGCAGTGGGAACTGCGACTTGAGGCTGAAGTTGCTGTGGTGCCCCTTCAGATTTTGTGCGAGTGATTTCGAAACCGAATAGATTGATTGCCATGCATTACTCCATTATAAAGAAGGGGGAGGTGTAGCCTCCCCCATCAAGTAGCATTAACCAGCAGATTCAACTGGTGTTCTTAGAGTTGAAAGAATACCACGGTCAATTGATTCCCAGTACTGGTAAGCAAAGTTGACAGTATATTCTTCAATCGTATCGTTTGAACCCCAATCAAGGTCGATTTGAGAAATATCGGTTGGAAACATTCCAACAAAACGATATGTCTTCAACTGGCGACCGTCTTTACCGTATTGAATTACAGTAGCATCTACACCATATTGCTGCGATGTACGAGCACGATTACTGCGAAGGTTTGTAACATTTTCATTAATGCCGCGAACCCATGATTCCATTGCGTTGCGAATCACGAAGTCTTCGTCATTTAGAATTGTTACTGACCAATCAGCAAACGTGCGGTTGCCAGCAACCTTAACTTCGCGACCGAAGTAAGGTACTGTAACCATTCCAAGTGTTGAACCTGGAAGAGCAGCAGTCTTAACCATAAAGGTAGACTTCAATGCTGCCGTCGCACCGCTAGTAGCAAATGATGGGAAGTTTAGTCGCACTTCAAACAGATTAGGACGTGCGCCATCACCTTGCAACTGTGTACGAAATTGATTTACGTTAAAAGCCATTGTTTTCTCCTGACTTTATCCTAGTCTATTTATTAGAAGCGTCCAACGATCTCGTCGAATGCAACACCAGTACGGACAGCAACAAAGTTCAACTGGATAAAGTTGATTGATTTGGCTGGCTTGATATAGATGTCACCGATAAACTCGTTGCGATCAACAACTTCTGGTGTATTGTTTGTTTCGTCACAAACAACACGGAAGTCATAGATACCGCGACGACCTTGTACTAGACGTAGGAATGGCTCAACAAGGTTTACGAACTGGGCTCTTGTAAATTCATCATTGAATTCAAAGAGGCTTGCCTTCGCAGCTCTTGAGATTGCCTTTTCTAGAACGATGAACAAGCGACGTACATTAATACGATCAAATGCGCTTGGCTTATCCAATAGCGTCTTATCACCAAAGAGAACAGTACCTTCTCCTGGGAACGATACAACTGGGTTAACACCAGCCTTGTATAGAGTATCGCGTTGTGCTTGGTTTGGATTAAATGCCAACTTAATTACGTTCTTGAACTGACCGCGATTAAATCCAGCTGGTGAGAACCATGGATCGCGATCTTGATCAGTACGAGCGCAGAGACCAGCAACGTCACCGTTACATGGAATCCAACGATAGATGTCGTTGTACTTGTCGTATTGATACTTCCAGTTGCTATCCATTACAGCGAATGAGGTTGCTGTTAGAGAATTGCGGAAGTTAGTGATTGCGGATACTGGGTCAGCAGCCTGAACGTTTGCTAGTGCAGGTGAGACGAATGAGACGCAGTCTCTACGACCAACTGACAATGAAACAACGTTTGCAGCAACAGTTGAAGAGTGACCACCCGTCATTACGAGGCTGATGTCAACATTTTCTGCGCTTGCGAACTGCTGGTAAGCAATTTGAACGTTACCATCGGTTGGTGTTGCGTCTGTACCTTGTACGAATGAAACGCCGTTTAGGTTTTCACCAGCGAAAGCGTGTGATGCATTAGCGGCAACGCCCCATGTTGCATTGTTTTGACCCATTGCATAGACGTAACGTGAGTTGTTGTACAACACATCGCGCCAGTACAGGCTTTCACCAGATTCGCCCTTGGCATTAGTTGCCTTGGATACGCTTGCAAAACGCTCTAGAACTGTATTTGCTGTGCCGCTAATCAAGCCATCTTCGTCGATAACTGCAATGTGCATTTCGTCATTTGCGTCTGACTTGAACTTCGTAGCAACGAAACTTGATGTTCCTGGTGCCTTGTCGAAGAATGGAGCATATGTCCATGAAGTGAATGCAGTTACGTTAGCATTGGCGCAAATAGCAACCTTCAATGAGTTACCTAATGAACCAGGATAACGAGCAGCAAGAATAATGTCGGCATTTGATGCGGTGAAGAAACTATTGAAGTAGTGATCTTCGCTGCGAACTTTTGTGTTGCCTGCCCAAGAAGCAGCGTTTAGTGCAACAGCTGTGTTTAGCGTTGCAGCGTCTGCACGAGAAACATATAGGCTATTGCTATATGAAAGGAAGTTTGCTGCAGTGAAGAATGTGAGCGCAGTTGTTGAATCTGGTTTACCGAATACTTGAACCAATTCGTCTTCTGAACCTACCAAACGAGCAACGTCGATTGGACCCCACTGAAATGCGCCAGCAACAGCGCCAGTGGATGTAGAAACTGCTGGGACAACTGTTGTTGCATCAATTTCAGATACATTCACACCTGGTGATACTAGAAAAGCCATGTTTTTTGCTCCTATGATTGGAGATTAAGAAATCTACAGTTTATTTAGTAAAACGAGGTTTTTAGCGTTCTACGGTGTTCCAAACAGCACCATCTTCGATATAAGAATTGTCAGGGTTGTCAACATCAGTATGACCGCCCAAAAAAGTTGGGAGCGATTCTTCTTCAATTTGACGCATTTGTTCCTCATGGAGTTTGGCTCTGACGTCAGTATTAGTTAAATCTGAGAAAAACGATTGATTTGTCATCCATGCAAAAAGAACAAGTGTCATAACCAGATCGTCATGAGAGCCTTCTTCAGCCTCAAAACTACTACCTTGAGAAATAAACGTAGATAATTCGGCAATAGTATCAAAATCTTGGATAATTAATTTTTGATTTTCAATTAAATTTTTCATAATTGAACAACCAAGGCGTTTGACTGATTTAGTTGTTCTGATTCCACGATAAGATTTATTACCGTATCCCCATGTAATTGAAACCTTACCCTTTATTTCTACAGTAGACAGAATGTTTTCGTAATCGTAATCCTCAAAAAGAGAATCAACTACTTGCTGACCATTATCATTAATCTCTACAAGAACATACGCTTGGTTGTAATATTCACCTATGCGCTTAATGATTGATGGGTACACAAGAGGACTAATGTTGTTGTCTTTATAAGTGCAAACTTGTCGATAAGGCAATTCAGTCACATCAATAACGCTAAATGCTGAATAATCAAGACCCTTGCCTCTAGAGGTATCCGCAATAATCATATAAGACCTATTCGGCTCTGGTGCTTTATAGATCTTAATACCATTATCCGTAAGATGCATCGGCTTAACAAACGCAAGAGATTTAAGAGCAGCTCCAGAAAGTAGAGTTCCGGAAGAGCCCATAAACTCGCATTCCATTTCTTGAAGGAATTTCTGATCACCAAGAACACGACGCTGTTCATCAGCCCATTGCTGAGTTCTTCCAGGAACCTGACGCCAGTTAGCCTCAACGTGAGTAAATCCATTTTGCCCCTCAACGGCTTCTGTCCACATCTTATAGAAGTGATTCATGCCATTCGGCGTTGAAGAAATTAAAATCTTAGAGGTTGTACCAGAAGAAATCGTAGGATAAACGGACGTGAAGAATTCTTCAGCGATGTTACTTGGTACGAATGCAAACTCGTCAAGGTATAGAAGCGAGATAGAGAAACCACGGATCGCACTTGAAGCAGTAGAGTTAGCAAGCACACGGCATCCATTTTCTAATTCAATGTCGCCTTTGTTCCAAACTTTAACGCCTTGCTGAATCCACATTGGTAATGCTTCATATGCTAATTTGATACGAGCAAGAATTTCTCTTGAAGTACTGGCTTTGTTAGCAAGAATCGCAACGGTTTTGTCTTGATTAAAAAGAATGTACCATAAGATATAACCAACAATGATTGTGGTCTTACCAACCTGACGACCTGCCTTTACGATTACGCGACGATTGTCATTGATATCACTAACAACTTGCTTTTGAAATGGATACAAAGAGATT